TGTTGACCTACTGATGCAATATCAGTTGTTATATTTTCAGAAGCATTATTATTTGTTGCAGGTATTGCTGTAGTAGAACCAAACAGCGAACCACCAAGACCCATTCCTTGACCAACTAAATTTCCGAACATTGTCCCAATTTGTGATAAATCAATTAAACCTGCTATAGCTAATAATGTAACAACAATTGCAGCAGCTATAGCTACTTTAGCTAGTTTTTTTATAAGGTCAGTAAATGCTGTACTTAAAACATCACCAATACTAGCACCTTTTTCTATTAACATATCCATAGCAGGTCCAAGAGCACTCATCATACCAACTCCTATTTTCATTAAGTACTCCTCACTTTGTTTAGCCAATTTCTGCATTTCCTTGAACTTCTTTCTTATGGAATCAAACCAAGTTTCCATTGCTTCTTTACCTGCATTAAATTGATTTTCGTCAAATTGAGGATTTGTTTGTGGCTCATTTATAACTTCAATATCTCCACCTGGATTTTGTAATGCTTGATTTACTCTTTGAGTAAGTAATAATTCACCTCTGCGTTGTATAAGCTCTTCTAGCTTTCTTATAGCCTCATCTGTTTTTTGACCAGCTAAATCATCAATTGCTGCATTAAGTGCTCTTATTTCGCCTTCTAGGTAATCTAATTCAGACATTTGCCTAAAATCAAAGAACAAAATAGATAGTTTTCTAACTTCATCATTCAAACTTTTCATTGTTTTCTGAAAATCAGTTAGAGGTACTTCTACATCTTTTAAATCTTTCTTAAAATATTTAAATAAATCTATTTGACCACTTTCGTCTTCTATGTCTTTAAATGCAAATTTGAATTTTTCTGCAAACTTATCTGCTGTAATCTGTGTTGACTCAGCAATTAATTTACCAAAGTCCTTATCAAAAATACCTACAACTCCGCCAACTAAATTACCAAATGTTTTTAATCCATAACCTAATATATCAATTATTATATTCCATGCAGTTTTAAAAGTATTAACTAAAACTTCACTAAAACTTTTCCAATCACCTTTTAATGCAGTAGTGACTAATTTAAAAGCATTCGCAAGTAAATTACCTGCAAATTTTAATATTTTTAATACAATATTCCATGTATCGTTAAATATTCTTGTTATATAAGAACCAAACATATCCCATAAAACCATAATAGATTTTACTATAGAATCAAATGCAGGTTTTAGTGCATTGTACAAATCCGAAGCAACACCATTTACAAATTCTTTAAAACCTTCATATATTTTTTTAGTTCCTTTAGACATTTTATCGCCTTCTAAAACAAAGTATGTCATTGCTGCTGTAACGGCTGAAATAGCTAAATATAAAACTCCCATACCTTGAACTAAGGCTGGAATGTTATTTTGAATACCTCTAAAACCATAAGGTAAATCTTGTAGAATTAAAGAGATACTCATTAAGCCCTTGTTGAACTTTTTAGATGAACTATCAAAGCCCCTCATTGCATTTGCAGATTGCTTTATATTGCCTTCTAAAACCTCAAAGTTCTTACCTAATCTTCCTAGCTCTCTATTTATAATTTCAGATACAATCTTAAACTCTTCAGCATTTGCTTGTATCTTAATTTTAATTGTTTCTTCTACTGCCATTATCCTATAGGTTTGATATTATTATACTTTTTTAATACTTCTTGTAATTCATCATTTGACATTACCCTCTGCTTTACAAAGTTACGATTATCGCAGTCAAGTTGTAAAAGGTCAGTAGGTTTTACCTTTTTACCTTTACCCATGTGAATATTAATCAATAATGTGGTCTGCCATCTTAATTTAATCCAATCTTGCTCTTCTTGATGTCTTTTGCCGTACCACACAAAATCTAACTCAGCCATCGTCATATCCCAAAACAAATGGGGAAGCACTTGGCACTCCCCCATTGAAAATCTCTCAATATCAATCCACTCTAATTTTTTTTTACATCAGAGTTTTTACCCTTCTTGGTTTCAGGCTTATCTAAGCCACTTACCATACTATCAGATAAAGCTTTAAAGATGTCTTGTAGCTTTTCACTTGTTATGCCTCCCATATCATCAATCCAGTCGCATACATCTAAGTCTGTAAACTTAGGAGTAATACCCTCTTTATATAAAGGGTATTCTGCTGCTGATTTTAACAAGTTAACAATAGCATCTAATGTGCCATCTCCACTTAAAGCATCTCCTATTTCAGATGGACCAATACCTTGCAGTTGACAAAATCTTTTTAATGACCATGTACAAAACCTCATAGGTATCTTAGTCCCATCGCTTAGGGATAGTTCAAAATGTCCTCTCATATTTTGGTGTTTTTAGTGTTGTTGGTGTTATACTGCTGGGTTTTGTGCTTGTGCTAGTGGACCTTGTCCTGTAAAAGAAACAGAGTAAGTAACTGGAGATTCCATGTCAGCAGTAATATCTAAACTTTCTACGAAAGCAAGACCAGACCAAACTAAGTCACCTGGTACTAAAGTGTTACCTGTTGATACTGTAGTAAACTTAACTGTAACTGTTTGTCTTCCGTTTAAAGCAGAGAAAATATCTCCTACTACATAGCTTGTACCTGTTGGCTCAACTGTAGCAAGACCGTCTGTAGTTAAAGACCAAGAACGCAAACCTGCGATTTGATCAGCCCATCCTAAACTTGATTTAGTTGTTGCATCTGGTAAGTCAGCACTAACTGATAAAGAACAAGATGTAGAGTGAGCTACAACTTCAGTTCCTACTAGAACTACTAGGTTTGTACCGTTAAAAATTCCTGTTGTTGGCATTTTATTTTATTTTAATTTTTTATAATATCTGTGTTACGAAATGTTCAAATACAATGACTCTCTTAAATACATAAGCTTCATCCACATAATCAAAGGTAGCTTCATTAGATGACATTCTACGAGTGACTATTTTAAAGTCAGGCGAAGCACTTGGGTAATTTGGCACATTAACGCCTATGATCACTAACAATTCGTTAGCCCACTGGTCTACCGATTTCTGCCCTACTTCACCTGACTTAAATGTTCTATAGACAATATCAAATTGAATAGTAACGTCAAAGTTGTAACTCTGCTTGTCGCTATTCTCAATTGATGTTTGACTACTAATGATTAAAAACGGAGGCTCTACGGTATCAGGTGCAATAGTATCGTAAACACCCAAAGAAAAACTTTGTGATGCCAACTTATCTACATAAGCCTTTCGTATAGCATATCCGCAATCTTTCATTAAGCTTCTGTTTCAGCTTTTACTTCCTCAGGATTTTGCTCTTGAGCAAGTTTTGATAAGAACTGAGTTAAAGGTAAACCAAATTTAGTAGGCATTTCTTGAATGAAAGCATCTAATTGTTTTACCTGCTCTTCGTTTAATGTAATTGTCATGGTATTGATTTTTTACAAATTTAATGAAATATATTTAAATCTTAAATTCCTTTATAGTATATAAGAGTTGTGTATATCTCTTATCAAATGATGTCATCAAGAATGGTCTTGTAGGTAAATTAGTAAATTTTTTAGGTGCTTGAACCTTATATTGCCTTGCAAAACTACTCTGCTCACCTGGACTTATATTAACAAGAGGAGGTAAGTTTATCTGAAATCTAGTACCAAATTCAACAAAAGGGGCATATCTAACAGAAGAATTACCAGCACTAACATAACCTGATAAAGTCTTTTTATCGACATTTCTATGAGTTATACTTCTTTGTAATGCACCAGATTTAACCTTTACTTGCGACTTGGCATCTTGTTGGATATTTACTAAAGTTTGATTTATAGACTGAGCTATATGTTGTTCAAGCCTTTCGTTAGCATTGCTAAACTTCTTTCGCAATGATTCTAAGCCAGTTATGCCCATGCTAAATGCTGCCATTATTTAAGTGTTGAACAACCTATCAAATAATACTTATTACGGTCTTCTTGATTAATGATAGAGTTTATCATGTATAATCTACTTTGGAAGCTGATTACCAACTTCTTATCAAAGACCTTAGATGTTGTATATCTTATTTTAAATGTAATATCTACTGCAAAACCATCAGTTCCTGCTATATTTGTTCTTGAATCGCTATCTCTTACAATTTCAGCCCAACAAGTATAATAGTCAGCAAGGGTGTTTACAAAACCACCTGCAAGATCAGAAACACCTGTCTTACTTTTGAAAGTAATCCTATTTTGCATTCTACCTATCATTATAAGAATATGTTTATGCGTTTAAACGGCTTCATAAGCTCGTATGCAGTCGTTAAATTAGGCGATGGTCTACCAGCCTCAACTGATGATTCTCTGTACTCATATAGGTCTGAAACTAACTTTAATGTAGCAGTTTTCAGAGTGCTAGGTACACAGTCGTAACCACAGTTATATGTAAACCTATATTCCATGCCAGGATAATCTCTTGTAAATACCTTTCTTATTGTAGTTCCAATTACCTCGTAAGCACCATCTTCTATACTTACCCAATTATTAGCAGAAAAGTATTCAACTGAAAGGATATTGGTTATAGGAGAATAAGGTAGCTCTATTAACTCATCTACATAAGCTACAACTTGCAAAGTCCTTTCAGTCATTGCAATACCTG